GACCACTTGAGTGTTCGCCTTCTGCGTATTCTTCACCTTCCCAAATGGTAGTTTGAGCAAGACCATTTAGGCCACGGTGTTGAATTATTGCAGCGCGAACCGCCGCTGCGTAAGCAGAGGTAAGCGCTTGTGTTTCTTGCCAGTCTTTTGTACCGTACACGTAGACCATTACTTCTACGCGCCAATTTGTACGAATGGCATCTTGATAAATTCTCGGTATACCGATTGTATTTGGAACAGATACAAGAATTGCGGCCGATGCATTTCTTGGAAGAGTTCTAAATTCAGGACGGTGACGATATTCAAATGGTTCTACAAGAACGGTGCTTCCAAGATTGCGATTAATTTCAGCAATATAGGTTGGTAACCATTCTTGTAATGTTTTATAAAAAGCTTCTTGAACGGAATGTCCACCATACAATGGCCCGAATACTTCGTCGGTGTATGAAAGATTCCAGTCAGTCCACCAATCGCGTCTTGCCATTATTCTGTGTACATCCCATCTTTAGCTTTTTGTCCGTAGCTACTTTTAAAAGTGCTCCAGGAGTGTTTTACAGATTCAAGACCTTTAGCATCCATTGCTCCATTGCTGGAGGTTTTAACAATTCTGTTAATGTCTGCTTCTGTAAGTCCGTTTTTTGCTTTAGCAGCGGCATCTTTAAGAGCCGTATCTGCTCGTCTTGCAACTAGCAAATCACCGTGATGATCGTAAGGGGATTTTGTTGGATCTCTCATAGCCATGTGATCAGCAAAAGCGCGGTCTTCGCCCTTTTTGACTGAACTTGGTTTGTCGAGCCAATCTTTTCTTTTTAAGTTTCTACTGCGGCGCATGCCTTCGGTAGACCTGCCCTTTTTCTCAGCTTCATTATTAAGCTTTCGAGAACCAAGACTAAAGTATTCCCACATAATAACTCGTGCTTCAAGAAGAAATCCTGGTGCAAGAGTTATAAACTCACGCCTAACTCCGTCGACAGTATCGCCTGTCTGATGAAAGTAACCGTAATTTTTTGCAGAGCCACCGTATTGACCGGGTGCTCCTCGTTTTGTTGGGTTAATAACTGCGTTAAGACCATGTTTGCCAAGTGGCAAAATTTCAGGCATTGTTGCAGCAGTTTCCAAATAACCAAAATTAACCAGAGTGTGATTTCCACCTCTTCCGGTTTTTTCGTTAAGCCATTTGTCTGATGCAGGTTGCCATGTTTGTGTACCAAATACAGAAGCACCGTTTTCAGTAAAACGCTCTGCTTCCATTATTTCAAAAAGCTGCATAACGTCATAAAGACCTGGAGTTGGATCCAATAATCTTTTACTTATAATGTCTAGTTTTGCTGATGCTTTTGATACACCGTTTATTTTAAGACCAAATTTGGCTCTTGCCATATTAGCCTCTTACCCAAGGACCGATCAATTTGTTAACCGTATTTTCCATTTCGTCAAGGTTCATTTCACGACGAATTTGAGGTTCGAACTCAAGCATAATGAATTTAGCTGCCTGAAACAAGCAGGCACGACGAAGTGACGCTGGGATACCGTTTGTGTATCCACCATCGTAAACGACTTTAACACGCGTACCTTCTGGGGCAAATGTACCAAGTCGAAGCCATACGTGGCCATCGGTAACATCTGGTCCAACAATTCCACCATGTGCAAAATTAATTGGTTGGTGATCACCATAGGTGCGGTAAATGTCCATGGACTGAATGTTGTAGGTCCACAATTCCGGATATACCGGAGCGAATTGGTCAAGCCAGAAGTGACGTACAAGAGTTGACGCACCAAGAGCAATGGCTTGAGAAAGACCCAGAGATCCATAGATGTCTAGTGGCATATCGGCGTTATTGCCGTATTCCATTGGGTCAATGCCGAATAGGCGCTCTTGAAAAATGTGACCTGTAAAAGGTGCCAAACGGCGACCCGTCAAGTCCTCTAAGTGAGTTGTTGCCTCAACCAAAATGTCCGCAATAAGCGTAGGTTCGAGGTCAACAACTAACTCGGGATAGCGACGTTGAAAGTCAGCAACACTGGCAAGTGAAACGGGATCGGAATATTGTGACCCGTTGTTTGCCATGATTACTCCTTCTTTGCGCGACGCTTAGTTGTTGATGCTGCATCTAGTGCAGACGTGATGTCGGGCGATGTTGGGTCTTCTTCAGGAGACTTAATAGCCTTCTTTGGAGCAACCTTTTCAACTTCTTCCTCGACAACTTTTTCAATCTTTTTTACTTCTTTTTGTACCTGGTAAAATAGTTCACCGGGAATACTCAAAAGGGAATGAGCCAAACGTACTGGCACTTCAATAGCGCCTTCGTCTCCAGCTTTCTCCCAAGAGTAACCCTCGGTGCCACCTGGTTCTTTTGCTGCAATTAATGGCATTATAAAACCTTTCTGAGATAAATCCAGTGAGGTGGGTAGGGGAGGAACGAGGGAACCTACCCACCCCACTGAAATCTGACTACCTAATTAGTCAACGATGAAGTTAGGAGAGTAAGAGCTGTTTGTTGGTGTTACACCATTTCCAGCCTTGCTGTCCAATGCGCTTGCAACGTTTGCAAGGCGACCAATGTACTTAGGAGCACGAACAGCGAGCGTTGTGTCCGCAACGAATGCGAATGGCAAGCTGTCAGGTGATGAAGTAGTTGGGTACACGTTAACTGGCTGCATTTCACGTACGAATGGTCGTGTGATGTAGTTGGAGTCGCGTGACAATAGGTAGATGCTCTGCTCACCTTGTGAGGTAAGTGGGTGCAATCCTGTGTTGCTGTAAGCGTAAGCAGCAGTAGGCGATGCCTGTGTGTGGCTTCCGTTCATGCAAATAAGGGTTGTTCCGTTGTCAACAATCTTTGTTGTAGCCCAAATGTTTCCAGTTGAGTCAAGGAAGTTTGCGTCAACAATACCGAGGAGGTTGAAGTCAGTGTTAGCTGGGCTTGTTCCTGCTGCGCGGTATACCTTGTAGTGAGTTGGCTGTGATCCTTCTGGACCTGTTGGGGTCGAGAATGAAAGTGTGCAAGCAGTGCTTGAAGGTGAAAGCTTTGCAGTTGCAGCAGCTTGGATTTCTCCAAAACGAGCAATTACAGGAGCAACCTTGTATGTGAAGTCTCCGCTCAATGAACCAGTTCCAGTTGCAGAACCAGAAACAGTTCCCATTTGGTTGGTACGTGGTGAGAGGAATGATGTCTTAACAATTGGCACACCACGGTATGTAGGCACGATCAAACCAGCAGCAATTTCAACCTGGTCAACAAAACGTTGTTGGTTGATAAGGAGCTGTGAAAGACGGCTGTTAGCGTTTGGTGACATGAGGAACATCCACTCAGCGTTTTCGATTGGCTCTGCAACATTGCTCTCAACGAGGTCAATGAGAAGGTCAAGTCCACCGAGTGAAAGGTTGTTTCCACCGAAGTCAATTGCATTTTGGTCAACGCCGTCAACCCATGGGTTGTAAGCAGCGCCTGCCCAAGTAGCAGATCCACCGTAGTTGTCGATTGCACCGCCACCGATACCCTGTGAAGGGCCACCAGTTGATGCAGATGAGAATGACGAACAGATAACGTCAAGTCCGTCGAATTGTGGGTATGGACCCGCAACTGTAGGTGCACCAGCACCCCAGACTAGAGCGTTTTCAATGTCCCAGTAAAGACCGCGGGCAGCACCCTCGATTTCACGGGCACGAAGGTCGCCAATGAGGTCAGCTGTTACAGCCTGTGAGTAACCAGTTACAGCACCGACACTTTGCAGCAAGCGAATTTGGAAGTTCTCTTGTGCGTAGTTTGATGTGCTGACAGGGCGTGCGCCACCGTCGGTTACGAATCCACCCGAAGGTAGGGTTGTACGCTTGTTGAAGTAGTAAACTGTTGAGCCCCACTTGGTTGACGGTAGTGCACGAACTAGCGGCGCGTAGCGGCGCTGGTATTCGAGCAATACTGGGTCAATCTGCTTTTGTACTAGTGCGGCAGCACCAGCAGCAGTGAGGGCTTCTTGCAAGTCGTTTGACATTTGCTTATCTCCTTAAAGATTGTAGTTGGTTAGAAGCCGCGCTCGGCCTGAGCGAACTTGTTTGCGAAGAATGGAGTAGATCCCCAAACTTCATTTTGTACCTTACGGAACGAAGTCGAGTTCATCTCGGCCAGTGCCTCAGGGGTTAGTTCAGCCTCTGACAAGTCAGAAGCGTCGTTGCCTACCGATGAGCCAACGAGTCCCTTGCGGAACACCTTGCCAGTACGGTAAGACTCGATAGCGTTGTTTTGAGCAGCTTCAACAGCTTGCTTTGCAGCTGCTTGAGCAGCCTCGGCAACCATTGCAGCAACTTCTTCAGCGCTGAACATCTTGTTTTCAGTCACATTTGTCTCCTGTGATTCTGTAGTTGATTCCTCTGCAGCAACTTCTTCAGCAGCAGCTTCTT